GATGTCCGGTCAGCCCGGTCAATCCAGTATCACCTGTCAGCCCTGTCAGCCCTGTCAGCCCTGTCAGCCCTGTCAGCCCTGTCAGCCCTGTCACTCCTGGCCCAACACCTGTCAGCCCTGTTGTTCCGTGCGAAGTCTTGATGTGCGGAAGCATACCGTACAACACGTGCGAGTGTGTCTGCTTCGGCCCAGACGCAGTGGGATGCTTCTGATCTTTATGAACTTGCAGGTCTACAGTGTTATTATTGTTCACGAAGAAACGACACACTAAGGAGAGACAGACATGCCAGAACCTCAGTTGATACAGTTTGCGTTCGTCGTCGGCGGAGACGTCTTCTTGACGTTCACGTTCCCAGCGTCGCACGCAGGAGCGGAGCAGTGGACGGCGGGGTTACTAAGTAATCCGACCATCGTGCAGATTCCTGAGGAACTTCATAACCAGGTCAACTCTGAATGGACGTGGAACGGAACAAGCTTTGTTCCACCCGCTTCTTGAAAGGTTGACATAGATGTTCATAACTAAGAACACAGGGCACCATTGTAACCACGGGCCGTGCGGGTACCTTTGGTATCCAGGAACTGGTGTAAAAGGAGTGCCAGTAGCCGCGATCATGGACGGTGTCGTAGCGATGACGTTCGCCACGTGGGAAGACCTCTGGGCCGACATCAATAAGTGTGACATTGAAGACGCTACTCACATGCACGACGTAACCGAAGGCTCGGCTGTCTTGTACTTCAGAGACAGAGAGACCGGTATTGCGTTCAGAAAATGGCAGATAAACAACGTGAGCCCTGCGGATGAAATGTTCGCGGCGTTGATGACTTCGTCACCAACTCTTGTTAGAATCACAGAAGAAAACAAGCTAGTGATGGCCGGATGGACGTATAAGGACGGAGTATTCTATGAGCCAGTCTGAGCAAGAAAAACCGCTTTCTAAGTGGGAGCAATTCAAGCAGAAGGCAGCCGCGGCTAATGGTCCAGCTAAGCCTTGGCATATTCTTGATCCGGCGAAGCATGTCGCCGCAGACGTAGCGCAGACTCGATATGGCATCTGCCTGTCGTGCGACCGTCTGATCAACGCGACGAAGCAGTGCAGAGAGTGCGGCTGCATCATGACGATGAAGACGAAGATCTCAGCAGCGACTTGCCCGCTTGGTAAGTGGTGACGGCGTGCGCGTAAATGTCAAAGATACTTGTATCGATCATCTCGTACGGTGAGAAGGACCTAGCATCTACTGTTGCTCATTGCTATGAAAACGCAAAGAACAAGCAGGACGTCCTCTTTTCGATTGTAGACGAGCAGCCTAGAGAAGACGGCTTTTCGTCTTTTCCACAAGTGCCAGCAGAACAGATGCTGTACAGAAAATACGACACTTCCGCGTACCGAGGTATTCTTTGGGCGCGAGACATGACGACGCGGACGCACTTTGACTACGACTACATCCTGTACATCTGCGGCCACGAGAGGTTTGCCGAAGACTGGGACGTCGCTACTCTAGAAGAATATGAGAAAGCAGTCGCAAAGTCGTCAACAGGCAAGGCCGTGCTCACGTATTGCCAGGCAGACTTTTCAGTCACTGAGACGAGTAACTTCGACCCGACGACGACATTCAACGGACGGACTCGGAACGTCTTCCACTATCCGAACACTCTTCAGTTCTTGACTCCAGGCTACGGATTTCCAGGAGCGGCCAACGTTCCAGATGATGGCGATGTCCACGAGGGGTGCTGGTTACACTTCACGTGGTGCTTTGCGTCCAAGCAGTTCGTCCAGGAAGTGCCGCTCAATCCAGAGATAAACTTCCACGCCGAAGAACCGTACATGGGCGTGCTTGCGTGGTGCAGAGACTGGCGCTTCTTCGCCACCGCTCGGATGCTGTCGTGGCATCAGGTGCACAAGAAGTACCCAGATGAAAAGCACGTCAGGATCGACACTCACAGGCCTTGGGCCGACAACAACAAGAAAGCCTTCTGGAAACAGTCAAACGACTCGCTGCTGAAGCTCAACAAGCTTCTTTCCGGCAAGATGGGCGGAAAGTACGGTGGAGTGTCGTGGGAAAAAGTGCTTGAGTACTGCTGCTTCTCTGGCCTAAGCACGAAGTGGACGCAGTACAACCCGAACTACGACAAGCTCTCGTTGCCTCGTCACGGGCAGCATCTAAAAGACAGGCCGATAGTTAGATACGAGAAAGTATGACAGACTTGATTCAAGGACCGATACGCGCGTCTATTCCAGAAAACCCGATCAAAGAACCGTTGTTTGTCGAAAAGTTCTTTGACGACGACGCGATGTTCAGTCGAGTTGCGACGAAGGTGAACTCGGTCAGCTGGGGTCCTGGAGGAAGTCATAAATACTCGACAACGATGGGAAGGTGGGAGCACTCTGGCATAACATTCGATGCGGACATCGAGGCGTACTGTCTGGACAAGGTCCGCAAGATGTGTGGAAATAAAGACTTAGGTAAGACGTACTTCTTCGCCGCTCGGTACCAGATTCAAGACGGCTGCATCCCCAACCTGTGGGATCACTATGACCAGAACGGAACGCAGGTAACAGTAGACATCACGATAACTAACTCAGCGAACTGGGCGCTGAGAGTGAACGGCCGTGACTACTACAAGACTCCCAATCAAGCCGTCGCGTTTAGCGGCCAGCTTCACGAGCACGCACGTCCGCCATACCCGACGAGCACCGACGAGTCGGTGTACTGCACAGTGCTGTTCTTGCACTACGCGACCTCAGACCACTGGATCAGGCAACTCAGTGACGGTTCTGGTCTTTCGAAGTTCGGCAACGACGGAAACTTTAGATACTTCAACAAGCATCGGTACATGCCGATTCCAGACCCACCGGTTGGTCAGGTCATCGACTCGTCGCACGACTACGACAACATGATGAACAACTACGACATTCTTTCTCGGCAAGAAGGTGCGTTCGACGCTCCAGTCGAGATCACTCCGATGCCGATTATTGATAAGAAGATTCACGCGCCTGGTATCGTTGAATACACATTTCCAAGAGAGGCTGGCGTCCAGCTGACCGGCTTAGTCCACAACCACTGCTTCAGGCTGTGGGAACAAGCGCAGGTTCTTAGCGACGCGCGAAAGTCTGTGTATAACGAAAACTCAAGAAAATGCTATGTCCGCACCGTCTCTTCTCGGCAGCTCGGATGTCACCCAATAGACCCAGGTCATCGTATCTACGCGAGCCTAGAGGCTGGAGTAATGCCGATGATCGAGGACTACAGGAAGATATACAGCATAAAAGAGCTTGACTCTGACCGGTGGAACTTGCTGAGATACGATCACACAAACATGTTCCACAACCACTATGACGACTGCCTGGAGTTTCCTAGAGTAGTCGCAGTGTCCGTGATCTTGAACGACGCCTACGAGGGTGGAGAACTGGTGTTTCAGCATCACAACTTGACGATCGGCAGCAAAGCCGGGTCTGTTGTTGTGTTCAGCGGATCATACCCGTTTATGCACAGAGTGAATCCTGTGAAGATCGGCACGCGGTATGCGGCTGTGAAGTGGTTCAACTGGCAAGGCGGAAGTCGAGCAGGAATATGAGAGTAACGCACGGCGATCGCGACCATGATACTGTATTTATGACACATAGGGAGACGAAGTGAAGACGCACAAGACTGCTGAAGATCTACAACGTGAAAATGACGGGCTGAAGATTCTTATCGGTGTGATGAAAAACCACATTCAACGCGCTACTGAGACGTGTATCGAACTCGAGGCGATGGTCATACAGGAACAGAACAAGACCGCCAGGTACGCGGCAAAAGTTGCGGAGCTCACCGGGCAAGACGGCCCAGTGTTGAACCAGTAAGATATGTCTATGATCAGCGTAAGAGACGGGTCTCGGACACTTCAATTCAACGGAACGCTGCTTGGCAGCTCGTCATCGCAGAAGCACGATTCTACGCGGTGGATTGAGTTCGAGCTGTACAGGACAGAGAACGGCTCGTATGTTCTGTCTCGTATCGGCGTCTCGATCACGTATCACGGCGCGGCGTGCCATCTTGTCAAGCGATACGACCTGCGCGACGTTCCGGTCGGCGACGAGCATAGAACTTTAGTCCCCTGCGAGACGTGCAGGCCTTCGCTAGAGGCAGGCATCATCTTCCCAGAGAAGAACCGCTACTGGGCGCAGGTCAGCGACGACGCAAACGCTGTCCTAGAGGCGCTGTACCAGTACGACGGAAGCGGCGCGAGGTACCTGACCAATGTCGCTCAGCGACTGCTCGAGGCGGCGTCAGCGGTAGATAAGCACATCGAAACTGTCTACAAGGTTGAGCTTATTCCATAGCCAGGTGTTACAATTGAGTAAAGACGAAGGACGGTTTGAATGTTCATAATTGTTGAAGGCCCCGACGGCTCTGGCAAGTCGTCTCTAGTAGACGAAGTCGCCAAGCAGGCCGCGGAAAAGTACCCAGATCGAAAGATCGTGCGCTTTCACATGGGCAGACCAGAAGAAGAGTCTCGTGAATGGTGCCTACGAACGTGGGTCGGAACAATCGAAGGAACCAACTGGCATTACGACAAGATCGTGATCAGCGACCGCTGGCACTGGGGAGAGATCACATACGCCCCGATCAAGCGTCCGCACACGTGCAAAGACGAGTATGGTCTTCTCGGTGTGGCGGGCTGGCGCTTTGTTGAACTCGCGCTGCTGTCTCGCGGCGCTGTACAGTTCGCAGTCATACAGCCGGCACATGTTCTGGCCGAGCGTGTAGGCGCTCGAGGCGACGACTTTGTCAAGGTCGAAGAGCTTACAAAGATACGTGAGCTATACGACTTCGGCATCCAGCAAGCTGCTCGGATTGAGATTGTGTCTCCGCCGCCAGACAGCAAGGCCAGTATTCCAGCCATCGCAGAGTGGATGCTGGAGACAGCTCGCCACAGAGAGCGCGAGACCGAGGTTCTTCCAATGTTCCCAGAATACATCGGCACTGCAAAGCCAAGCGTTCTACTTGTCGGCGACAAGCGCAACGGTGAAGACTACACAACACTTCCGTTCTACCCGATCAACGGCAACTCTGGCGAGTATCTGCTGTCTAATCTGCCGAGTCCGTACTGGAAAAACATCGGCATCGTCAACGGCTCCGAGATCTGCGGCGGACGGTTGCATCTTCTTTGGCAGGCTCTTGGTAGCCCGCGTGTCGTAGCCCTTGGCCGGCTCGCAGAGAAGAGCATCAAAAAGGACAGCATTCCAGCAGACAAGGTCAGCGTTGTACCGCATCCGCAGTACGTTCGCAGGTTCCACCACAAGGACGCAGCCGAGTATGGCCAAGCGATCCAACGTCTATCAACAGCAACAAACCCGGAGGACAGATGGACACTAAGGTAAAAACGATCGAGATCGAGGACGGTGTCAACGGCTACGTTGACCTCGTCAACCACGTTCTCAAGCACGGCGAGAAGACCTCTCCGCGCGGCATGGAGACACGCGAGATCGAGGACGCAGTTATCCACATCGACAACATCTACAACACGCTGCCTATCGGAGTTGGTCGTCAGGCCGTTCCAGGTATCGGCGCGGTCGAAGCGATGCAGCTTCTGTCAGGCACAAGCTTTCCCAACCTTGTCATCGCGATCGGGCCACAGTTCGCGAAGTACACAGAGAGCAACGGGCAGTTTCATGGATCGTACGGCACTCGCACTAACGGGCAGTTCGACGTAGCCATCAGCCGCCTCCAGTCAGACTCTGACACTCGCCAGGCTGTGGTCACGATGTGGCACGCGGCCCTCGACAGCCAGCTTGGCAAGCGTGACTATCCGTGCACGGTGCTGCATCAGTACCGCATTCGCAACAACAAGCTGAACCTCAGCGTGTACATGCGGTCTAACGACGTGTGGCTTGGTGCGGCGTACGACTTCTTCCAGTTCACCCGTGCGCAGCTCGCGGTCGCGTCCGTGCTCGGCATCGAGCCAGGCACCTACGCTCACCACGTCGGGTCTCTGCACATCTACAGCGACCACTACGAGCTCGCAGAGAACCTCAAGCACACAGAGAACATCAAGCCGACGCCGTACATCACAGGGCGAAGCTGGCGCGAGGTTCAAGCGTCATCGCTGCTGACGATGCAGGCGATCGCCAACACGAAGCTCATGCCGCGACTAAACGAGTCAGAGCAGTGGTACACCAATGCGATGATCACTGCTATCAAGAAGAACGCAGAGTACGCAAAGAAAGAAGATAAGTGAGACCAACCTGGGACCAGACATGGATGTCGGTAGCAGAGGCCGTCGCGAAGCGATCACGGTGCGAGAGAGCGCAGATTGGCGCAGTGATCGTCTCCAGAGACCAGCACATCGCCGCCACAGGATACAACGGTCCAGCAGCGTCTTGGCCCGAAGAGGGCTCGTGCTTGAACTGGTGCCCGCGATCGCGAGGCGAGACTGGACTGACTTCTGACTACGACGCGTGCCCGGCTATTCACGCCGAGGCCAACGCGCTCATGTATGTCGATCGCTCTCGCGTAGACGGTGGGACGATCTACATCACTGGAGCGGTGTGCATGAACTGCGCTAAGTTGATCTCTAACTCGGGTCTGAGCAGAGTAGTCGTTATGATCGGGTCAAAAGACGACCACCGTAATCCGATGGAAGTCTTGAAGTATCTAAAAAAATGCGAAATAGAAGTGACGGTGATCCACACTCCATGACGACGACAGATCTCTCGAACGTAAACCTCCATTATGTAGACACCGCACAGAAAGCTCTTGAGTTCATATCATGGCTCGGCGAGCGTCGCCCGAACGGTGGCGCGATCGCGATCGATACCGAAACAGGCGAGCTGCCTGGCCACCCGAGAGAGCACGCGCTGTCTCCTTGGCACGGCAGACTGCGTCTTGTCCAGGTAGGCGACGCGCAGCAGGGTTGGGCGATTCCGTGGCAAGAGTGGGGCGGCGCGTTCTACGAGGCGATGGAAAAGTTTGACGGTCCTATCGTCTGCCACAACATCGCGTTCGAGGCCAGGTACTTCGACGTCCAGACTCGCTGGCAGCTGCCGTGGCACAAGGCCCACGACACGATGATCATGGCTCACATCATCGACCCGCTTGGCTCAGGCGCGCTGAAGCGGCTGGCCGCTCTTCACGTGGACGGTCGTGCGGTAGCTCTGCAAGACACGCTGGACACCGAGCTGTCAAAGAACGGGTGGACGTGGGGAACTGTGCCGACTAACTTCGAACCGTACTGGTCGTATGGCGCGTTAGACACCGTCTTGACGATGCGGTTGTTCGAGATGTTCTACAAGCAATGCGGCCCTGAGGGTCCGTATCACAAGGCCTATGAACTAGAGATGGCAGCACGCAAGATCGTGACCCGCATGGAGATCAACGGCGCTCGAGTAGACCTCGACTACTCAAAGAAGAAGTACGACGAACTTACGACGTACGCAGAAAGCGTGAAGTCGTGGGCCAAGCAAAAGTACGACGGCGTGTCAATCACAAGCAACCAGCAACTTGTGCGGTTGTTCGAGAACCTTGGTGCGGAGATCACCGAGTACACACCAACCGGCCAGAAGTCGTGTACCAAAGACCAGCTGAAGCTTCTGATGATCAACGGCGGTGAAGAGATCGCTAACCTAGCCGACACCGTGCTGAAGCAGCGAAAGGCCGACAAGCTCGCAAACACGTACTTCCGCAACTTCCTTGAAGAAAACGTCAATGGCTTTGTGCACCCGTCGGTGAAAACTCTTGGAGCACGCACCAGCCGCATGTCGATCCAGAATCCAGCGCTGCAGACGCTGCCAAAAGGCGACGATGTCGTGCGACGCGCGTTCTTGCCGAAGGACGACGACCATGTGATTGTCACAAGCGACCTCGATCAGGTAGAGTTCCGCATGTTCGCCAGTCTGTCAAAAGACGAAAACTTGATCTCTCTATTCAACCGTTCAGACGCGACTGGGTCAGACCCGTTCACAGAGATCGGCCGCGAGATCTACAAAGATCCGACCATGCAGAGATCAGACAAGCGTCGTGCTCTTATCAAGGGCACCGTCTATGGAAGATTGTACGGCGCAGGTGTTGCCAAACAAGCACTCACGGCTGGAGTTGCAGAACCACAGATGCGTTCAGTGTCAGATGCCTTTGATGGTCGGTACCCAGGAATGGCGATGTTCCAGCGACAGATTGAAGACGCCGGAATGCGCCGTCTTCGCAGCGAGGGGCAGGGATACGTCTACACCTGGACAGGTCGACGACTTCCGTGCGACGAAGACCGTGTGTACACACTGGTCAACTATCTGATCCAAGGAGGTGCTGCCGAGGTGTTCAAGGCGAACCTAGTCAAGCTTGACAGAGCCGATCTCACAGACATGCTCATCGTCCCAGTACACGACGAGATCGTGCTCAACGCTCCGCGCAAAGACGCCGAGGAAGTCATGCACATCGTGCAGGAGTGCATGACAACAACAGAAGGCTGGGATGTTCCACTTACCGCTGGCATCGACGGTCCTCTTGAGACGTGGGGAGACAAGTACTAATGAAGAACATAGTGATCGCTGTCGACCCGGGCAAGACAACAGGTATTGCCGTATTCTCACGAGAGCCTGGCCAGGAGCCAGTACTTGAGGCGTCGGGAGAGTACACGTTGTGGAACGTAGTCAATGAGCTCTACGGGTCGATCTTCTTCGCAAGAGACAAGGGAGTTACTCCAGACATCGTCTGCGAGAGGTTCATCATCAACGCTCAAACTGTAAAGAACTCTCAAGCGCCATTCAGCCTTGAGATGATCGGCATCTTGAAGTACATCGTGCACTCATCTTCTCTTGATCCAGAAAAGATCATCTTTCAGTCTCCTGCAGACGCGAAGAAGATGTTCCCCAACGAGGCACTCAAGAAGCTCGGCTACTGGAAGTCTGGGACCGACGGTCACGACAAGGACGCGATGCGTCACGGATTGATCCGTCTAGTAAAGCTGGGCTGGGTGCCAAGAGCTCTACTTAGCTAGATATTAGATACTATCTAAAAAATTTGTCGATGATGACAAAATCACGTAGTATCTATGATATAGTTGAACCAACGCACGGACGGAAGGACACCAGATGGCAGTACAGGTTGAGGTCGCAGATGATGGCAAACACATCACAATCGTGACCGAGTGGCGATACAAGGAGCTCTGCAAGAGCCTTCCTGGCGCCACATGGGACGCAAAAGCCCAGACCTGGAAAGTACCGCTCGGGTGGTCAACATGCCTCGCGCTGCGGTCAACATTCAGAGACGACCTGGTCATCGGGTCGAAGCTAGCAGAGTGGGCGGCTAACGAGAGAACGTCTCGTATCGATCCTGCGAACGCGCTTCGTGACATCGAGGCGATTGAAGGCAACGACGACCTGTTCCCTCACCAACGTGCGGGGGTACAGTTTCTTGCCACAGCGCGACGCGCTTTACTAGCCGACGAGCCTGGCCTGGGCAAGACAGCGCAGGCTATCCGCGCTCTAGCAGAGATCCAGTCTCGTGGAACGCCAGTGTTTCCGGCGCTTGTCGTCTGCCCCAACACGGTCAAGAAAAACTGGAAACGCGAGTTTGAGCGCTGGTGGCCTGGCGTGACGGTGCAGATCGTCAAAGGCACAGCCAACCAACGCAAGAAGCAGCTTGAAGAAAAAGCCGATGTCTACGTCATGAACTGGGAGTCTCTGCGCGGTCACTCGCGTCTGGCTCCCTACGGTTCAGTAGCGCTGGCTCGCTGCGAAGCGTGCGGCGGACACGACTCGAGCGTCAGCGAGAATCGCTGCGAAGTGCATCTTCGTGAGCTGAACGCGATCAGCTTCAACGCAGTTATAGCTGACGAGATCCACCGCAGCAAAGATCCCAAGAGCAAGCAGACTCGCGCGCTGTGGGCGGCTACAGCCGACGCGCCTGTGCGGTTCGCTCTGACTGGCACTCCGATAGCTAACGACGTTGTAGACCTGTGGTCAATTCTTCACTGGCTGTCGCCAGAAGAATGGCCGAGCAAGACGCGCTGGATCGACCGCATGATCAACACAATGCTCAACGCGTTCGGTGGCATGATGGTCATCGGCGTCAAGTCTCACATGCAAGAAGAGTTCTACGCGACCATCAACCCGCGTATGCGACGCATGCTGAAGTCCCGTGTGTTGCCTTGGCTTCCGCCGGTCATCAACGACCGTCGTGACGTAGAGATGTCTACGAAGCAGGCCAAGGCGTACAAGCAGATGCGTGAGATCATGATCGCCGAGCTCGAGGGTGGCACGGCAGTCACTGCCCCAAGTCCGCTAACTCAGACGACACGACTACTACAGTTCGCCAACTCTTACGCCGAGATGGAAGTAGACGCCGCAACAGGCGAGCTTGAGCTCAAGCTTTCAGAGCCTTCGTGCAAGGTAGACGCGGTGATGGACGACATCGAGAACGGCGACTTCGGCAGCGACTCTGTCGCAGTATGCGCGGTGTCCCGCCAGTTGATCGACCTGCTGAGCGCTCGCATGACCGCGGCAAAGATCCCGCACGGCCTCATCACGGGGGCGCAGGACGAAGACGAGCGGCAGAAAGCCATCGACGACTTCCAGTCTGGCAAGATCAAGTGGATCCTCTTCACAGCTCAAGCCGGCGGAGTCGGTGTGACGCTTACCGCGGCGCGCAGGTTGATCATGCTTCAGCGTCCTTGGTCGCTCGTCGACCACAAGCAAGCGATGGACCGCGTGCACCGCATCGGCAGCGAGATCCACGACAGCATCATCATCACGGACTACGTGACTGAAGACACCATCGAGGAACGAGTGATTCAAGTTCTTGACGTCAAGAACGAGAACTTCGAAGAGGTCGTCCGCGACAAGGCGAAGCTCCTAACACTACTCAGAGAAGACAAGGCTGGTTCATGACAGATAGACGACCAATAGCGATCTCCAACAGCGAGATCCAAA